AAACCATGCACACAATACGAATAATCAAATGCCCAGAAAAGGATGATGCTCTCGATATTGATGGATGTATTTTTACTTTCTGAAAGGATGTATGAATAGTCAAAGGAAACTATCACAAATCAGCAATGAATCTCGCTAAAGCAATGCTCGATGTAGGATATACAGTCCGAGTACGACAAGGAGTCTACAAGGAAACAGTTAACGAAAAAGGAAACACAGTAAAAAGCGTAGGCACTGAAATAGATTTTAATTCTCTTGTAATAGAAAAGGAATAAGTATAATTACTCTATGATGTACAAAAAACTCGAAAACAACTGACTGATTGTCCCCAGCGAAATGACTCCTACAAAGGAGTTTTGGCGTGTCATGGGTAAACACTCAGGCATGATAGTATGTGTCGATGTTATTGATCCAGATGTCACTCTTCATCCAGCAGGTATTCCGTGGGATGTAGATGGAGTACATAAAGGTCTCCCTTTCAAGAAATGAGCAGGTATCCACTCCCTCGATGAAGTCACTAAGGTAGAAAGACAGAATATGGAGATAGCACAAACAGCAAACGAAAAAAGACCAGAGAAAGAAAAGAAACGAGCTGAACGTGAAGAAGAGCAAAAAAGAGTAGATGAGTTCTACGCAACACCAGTAGGAGAAAAGAAAGTAATCTTTGATACTAAGATGGAAGCATTCATACCAGAAGAAATAGAAACAGTAGAACCAGTAAACATTATCGAAGAAACAGAACAAGATGTGACACCAATAGCAACACCAAAAAAGAAAGGGAGACCAAGTAAGAAATAAACTTTTATTCGACTTCCCTTGTTATTAACATGACAGCGTGACAACCAGCATACTACACTAACAAGGAGGAACTACAAACAGAAATAGATAGGTATTTTGAAGAAACTCCTAATGATGAGATAGCCATAACAGGGTTAGCTCTGTTTTTATGATTTACCAGTAGACAAGCTCTAATTAACTATCAAAATAAAGATGAATACTTTGACACGATAAAAAGAGCAAAGATGAGAGTTGAGCTTGCGTATGAGAAAAGACTCATAGCAAGAGGCAACGGATGAGATGTATTTGCACTCAAGAACTTTGATTGGACAGACAAGCAAGAGATAGACCAGAGAAACCTCAACATAGATACTACTCCTCAAGAGTTAGCAAGTATGACAGATGAGCAACTACAAGCATTATTAAAATAATATATGAGTACACTATCTAGTTTACGCACACTCACCAGACAACAATATAGGTTCGACCCTAATGGTAGAGTATTCGGCAATGATGAACTCGATAACTATATCAAACAAAGTTACGAGCATGTGCAGAATGAAATGTGACTACTCTTAGATGAAAAGGAAATCCTCGCTATAACAAGTGGTACACAAGAATACGCATTGCCTACTACTCTCGTAACGATAGCAGATGACGGAGTCCTTATAGATACATTCCCTCTTGAGCAATCTACCTACGAGTACACAAGCGGTAGAACATCACAAAGTAAACCAACTATGTACTATCTCCGTGAAAAGAGTACATGACCCTACATTGGATTCATAGACATACCAGATGCTAGCTATACGATTAATATTTTCTATAAAGGATACCGACCTACACTGAGTTCTTCACAAGATGCTACAACACCTACGAGATTCGACCTCCTCATTGCTCTCTATGCAAGCTACATAGCTGAGTACACACTCAGAGGCAATACACAGAACGCTATCAATAAGCTACAGGCATACAATCAAGAGAAGCTCCATACAGGCAAGTCACGATTCAGAGGTAAGACTACTTTTAGAACACAACGATAATGCTCAAAGAACTTAACTCACTCACCTGAGGTATTAACACAAGTAAGGAAAGCATCCGCAAAGAGGATGAGTTCGCTGATATTGTGAATATGTACTATAACAGGAGAGGAGCACTGGAAACTAGGCGTGGTACTACAAACTTCTGAGATAGTGTAGGTAGTGATCCATTTACCTCTTTATTCTTCTTTCAACGAGACGACACAGGAGAAAGAATTTTAATAGGTTTTGCTGGTTCTGTTATGTATCAATATACAGAGTTTACGAATACATGGACAAGTAAACAAACAGGATTGATTGAATATGAAGCAGATGGAGTAACGAGGACTAAGTGGAGCTTTGCAGTCTACAAGAATGTGATCTACATGTGTGATGGAGTTAATCCGTATATGTACTACGATTGAGCAACAGTAACACGGGCATTAAGTGCTGGTGTAGCAGTTACTCTCGACAATACGACAGATATAATCACTCACACCGCTCATTGATTCGTTGCTGGTGATAGAGTTGCTCTCTACGGAACTCTACCAACAGAAATCATACAGTGACAGCTCTATTTTGTGAGGACTATCACCATGAATACCTATCAGATTTCTCTTACTGAATCATCCACCATCATAAACTTTACAAGTAATGGAAGCGGCGTAACTGATAAGAGAGCTACAACGCCTATATTTAGGTATTTGCAGTACATGTCAGATAGGGTATATGGTTCTGGTGATGATTATGCTCCTACAACTGTATTTTATACAAATGCTATTCCGAATGATGCACAAAGTTTCCCACCAGCAAACTATTTTGAAATAGGTGCTGATGAGTTGTGAAGAGTAAACACACTAAAGGAATTATGAAGTTTTGTCTGTGTATGAAAGGATAGGAAGATATATTCTTTTGATGCTACAAATGAGACCAGTAAACCCATTAACTCTCGTAGTGGTATACAGAGTCATCGAAGCGTACAGAATGTCGAGGGAAGTCTTCTATTCTTCAATGAGTTTTGACTAGATACTCTCAAGCAAGTCAGTGCTATCTCTGGTACTCAAGCATTAGGTACTTCTATCCTCTCGGAGAACATCAGGGAACTCTTTTCAAACATACAACCTGAGAGTTATAAAACGAACTGTTCACTCTACGCTCCTCTCCTCAATAACTACTACTTCTCTTTTGATGCTAATAACGTAGGAACTACTGATACGACAGTCGTGTGGTCTTCATCATTTGGAGCTTTCACTAAATATTCTATCCCTACACTCAATGATTATTGTACTTATATTGATAGTGATTGAGAATACCGATACTTACTTGCTCCTAACACTGGCTGACAAGTCTTGGAATTTGAGCGATGATACAACGATAACGGAGTAGGCATAGAATGGCTCTGTGATTATCGTACTAAGTTCGGTACAGATGACTGGAAGACTATATCATGGGTACAAATTCGTGGGAGAAAGTCTATCCAAAAGGAAGCTACACTCGATATATACATGGATTGAGAAGTCGTCTCTACTTGCCAGATAACAGATGATTTTATCGAGGTAAACGCAAGTCCATATCCTGTCGGTAATTCTCCTATTGGTAACCTATCTATCGGATGAGGTGGAAACCAATCAGATAGTATTGATACTTACGAGTTTAGTCTTAGAATACCTGTAGAGGTAACTGGTCAAGAACTCGGAATACGAATAAGCTCATCAGAAAATCCTCTTGTTTTCTCTTTGGAACAGATGAGAGTCGAAGTAAACAAAGAAGTCATATCCCTATTTGATAATTACGCATAATATGTCAGACCTCTCAATAATCCCTCTCGAAGATTGATTTGAAACACAACTAGCACAAGACTGGAATGGTGCTACTGGTACAGTGTATGTACTCGATACACCTAGTTACACTCCTACAACTACAAATACCTACATAGTCGTCAATCCATGAAAAAATAACATGCAGATCGCTGAGATTACCGATTACAATAGCACTGCAAATACACTCACAGTATCGAGTGTCACTCTTTTGAAAGGTTTGGGTATAAACAGTACAGCCCCTGCATCATCTCATGCGACAGGAAGCAAAGTAATCATCTCAGATAACTATCAATTCTGGGCTGATATTCAAACAGCTATCAATAGCAAACTCGATAAGAATGGTGGCAATGTCCAAACATACGCCACAACTGCAGCAAGAGATACTGCACTTGGTGGTGATGGTGTTGCAACTCTCCCCTATTCCGACATTTATGTAACAAATACAGGGCTTTTCTACAATTACAATCTCAATCTCGGACAGTGGCAAGCAGTAAGTACAGGTACAGCTCCTGCTAACGCTACACAAAGTACAGCGTGAGTAATGAAAACAAGTGTAGTACCTTCTGGTGTTCCTGTCGCTCTTATTACTGATGATGATATTTATAAAGCTGCTAATAATGCACCTTGAACACCAAGTGAAAGTAATACTTTTGAAACACAATTTGATACCTCTAATGGCTCTACATACACAGCTACGACCATATCATTTACCGCTGGTACAAAAACTATTTCAGATAGTGCAAATGGATTCGTCACCGCAGGATTTAAACAAGGTACTCAAATAGTTATATCTGGAACTGCGAGTAACAATGGAACATTTACTATCGTGAGTGTCGTGGCATGAGCAATCGTAGTAGCTGAAACTGTTGTAACTGAAAGTGCAGGGGCAAGTGTGACAATTACAAGTGTGACTGCTGAAAAGGTTTATAGGCTCAAAGATAACGGAAAAATAGATGCTACAATGCTTGAATGAGCTTTACCTGCTCTTGATGGTAGTGCTTTGACTGGT